CTGGAGAGTGGAACCATGTCGATGGTCACCGCGATTCGGTTGTCGTCTCCGCGCTCCCCGAACGCGATCTTCGGCACTAGCGGGTCATTCGTGCTCATCTGCCGCCTTCTTGGGGGTGTGAGTGAGTAGCTTCTGGATGACTTCGTATTGGAATCTGGTGAGCTCGACGTCCATGAATGCGTCCCGCAGGGCTGTGAGCTCACCAGTGGGAACTGCCACGCAGGGGCGGGCGGCGATGATTGCTTCGCCTACGACGTCTTCGCAGATAGTGATTCCTTGTTTGGGTCCATCTAGGAGGTAGTAGCCGAATTCAGGGTCGTCTACGCTTGCTAGTGTGGCGGTTGTGCCGCTGATGTCATTTTCGCGGACCACACCTTTATCGATGCGGATTATTGGTGCGATGGGCCAGGTCATGGTTTCAGCTCTCTGTGATGTGGTTGGCGGTGCGGATGATGTCGACGAGGAGCATGGACAGTACTTGTGGGGCGTTTGTTCTCAGTGCTCGCGCGACGTGTTTGTATGTTCTCACGTTTGGGGTGAATTGTGGAAGCTTCTTGTTGGTCGCGTCTAGGAGGGCTGCGGTCATGCGGGCGTCTTTGAAGATGGTGTGCGCGTCGGCGGTGAAGATGCTGTTGGCGATGGCGTTGGAGGTGAGGTTGGCGGCGGCCGCGAGGGCGCCGAGTTGAACTATGGGTTCATTGTCGCTGAGGCGCCTGTCTCCGGGGCTCATTGCGACGGCGATGGAGTGGATGGAGAATTCAGTGAGGGGGAATGTGCGTGTTGGTGCGATGAGGTGGTGCCAGCTGGCGGGGCCTGCGAAGCGGAGCGCAGTGGCGGTTTCGTCGATCATTTGCGTGTTCCTTTCGTTGTGCTGATGACTGGAGTGTAGACAGGGTTGGATGGGGTTGTCAAGCCTTGGGGCCATCGGTGTTTGGAGGGCCCCGCTGGCTTACTTGTTGTCTCCTGCCTCTTTGGCCGACCAGGCCAGGGCTCGACCGGCGAGCTCGATCAGGGTGAAATATGGGTCCCAACCGAGCTTGATGCTCCTGGCTGCATCTCCCGCGTTGATAGCCAGGTCAATGATGGTTGGAGTTTCGTCGGCGTACCTCTTTCGTGCCTCCTCGGGGACGTCCACGTAGGGGGAGCGTTCTTGGGCAGAGAGGCAGGCCCACTGTGCGGCGTATAGGGCGATGTCGGCAAGGTCTAGCGCCTTGTGGTGGCCGAAGTTAGTCAGCGCGGTTCTGGAGAGGATGTGGGCGAGGTGCTTCTCTGGCGGGCGCTGCTCGCATTCCTGTAGGGCCTTTTGGAAGTTGGCGATGGCGGTATCAAGGGGTGGTGTTGGGATATGGGAGGTGAGGGCCAGTACGGCGGCTAGGGCGGCTGGGGGCATCTTGACTCCTTCTGTGTGGGCGCGGAGGGCTTTGAGTTCGCGGATTGGGGTGGGTACTGTGTCTGTCATCGTGGTTTCTTTTCAGTGGGTTGGGGTCCAGCCGAGGTGGTTAAGGCGGCTGTAGTCGCCTTCGCGTTCGAGGAGGACGTGTCCGGTGCGGCCTTCCCTGTTTTTGGCGACGTGGATGTCGGCTCGGGTCCAGTCGGTGACGCCGTTTTCGTGGGGGCAGGAGAGGAGGAGGACGACGTTTGCGTCCTGCTCGATGTTGCCGCTCTCTCGGAGGTGGGAGAGCTGGAGTTCGCCTCCGGGGGCCTGTTCGGCTTGGCGGCCGAGCTGGGCGATGGTGAAGATGGGGATTTGGAGGTCTTTAGCGAGGTTCTTGAGGGAGCGCGTGTATTCGCCGATGAGCTCCCAGCGTGCGCGGCGGTCGCCGGGGGCGGCGTTGATGAGGCCGATGTAGTCGATGAAGGCTGCGGTGAGGCCGTGTTGGCGGTGGAGGAGGCGTGTGGTGGCTACGAAGTCTCCGATGGTGAGGTTGGCTCGGTCGTCGAAGTGGATGGGGAGTTGGCGGAGGTGGGGGGCGGCTGCGGTCATGCGGGCTTGTTCGTCGGGGGTGGGGTGGCGGCGGCGGGTTACTGCGTCGCCGGGGACGTTGGCGATGTTTGCCATGATGCGTGACCAGAGTTCGCGGCCGCCCATTTCGAGGCTGGCGAAGTAGACGTGTCCGGTGTCGGCGAGCTCGGTGGCGGCCTGGAGGGCGCAGAGCGTTTTTCCAACGCCCGGTCGGGCGGCGAGGACGTAGAGGCCGCCTGGTTTCCATCCTCCGATGATGTGATTGAGGTCGGGCCAGGGTGTGGGGGTGAAGGGTGTTGCCTTGGTGGTGAAGTCGGTGATTTGGGTGAGGCAGGTGTCGTTGTTGACGAGGGTGGTGCTGCCGGTGCTGACTTGGTTGAGGAGTTCGCGGATGCTGGTTTCTGCGTCGCTGGGGTCTCCTCCGGCTTCGATGATTTGGAGGCCGCGGGTGCAGGCGTCTGCGAGGTGGCGGCGGGCCGTGTCGTCGATGAGCTTGTTTGCGTAGACGCCGGCGAGCCCTCGGTGGGAGACGAGGGTGAGGTCCATGATGTCGAGGAGGTAGTCGGGGGTGACGTGGGCCTCGGTGATGGAAGGAAGCTTGTCGAAGATGAGCTCCCGAGTGATTCCTTGGCCGGGGTTTTTGGCCTTGTGGTCTTCGATGAGGCGCCAGATGGCGGCGTTGCGGGTGTCTGCGAAGTGGTGGGGGTGGATGTTGTCGAGGTCGAGGAGGACTGTGGGGTCGCCGCTGAGGGCGAGGTCGATGATGGTGGTTTCGGTGTTCATGTGTTGTGTGTGGTGTTGGGGGGGGGCAGCTGGGTTGCTGCCCCCCCCAGGGCGGTTATGGAGCGTCGTAGGTGCTGGAGAGTGGAACCATGTCGATGGTCACCGCGATTCGGTTGTCGTCTCCGCGCTCCCCGAACGCGATCTTCGGCACTAGCGGGTCATTC